CGTTGCTGTGTGCGCGGTGTGGGTGGGCGCTGCCGCTGGTGTGGCCGGGCCCCGACGTGGAGAGCGATGGAGATTCGATGAGCCCGAAGATCACCCGCCATGGCGGGCCGAGCAACAAGCGCGACCCCGAGAGCGCCGCTGCCGCCGAGCCAACGTCCACGCCCGCGGCGGCAGCGGACCAACCCGAACCCGCGTCGCCCGCAGACGCCATGTCGGAGGCGGGCGTTGAGGTCAGTGCAGGGCCGGCCGGCGGCCTGCCCGATCCGGAGGGAGGCGAGTCGCCATCGCCTGGGAACAGCTCCTCGACATCCACCGAGAAGCCATCGGATACGCCCGAGCCGAGCAAGCCAGCGCCCCGCAAGCAGACGCGGGCGGCGAGCCGCTCGACTCGGGCCCGGACGGAGAACTCTTCAGCAAGTTCTCCGGCTACCAGTGGCCCCGAGACGGACGCCCCTACTGACGACGAGGGCGAGGTGTAGCCGATGCAGCCGAGCGTGGGCCGCATCGTCCACTACGTCAGCTACGGCACGCCGGGCGGCGAGTACGCCCGCGAGTGCCGCGCCGCGATCGTCACCGAGGTTATCAACCCCGACCTCGTCGGACTCGCCGTCCTGAACCCCACCGGGATGTTCTTCAACAGGGAGATCACGCACGACGAGAGCGGGACCGTCGGCGGCACGTGGCACTGGCCCGAGCGCACCGCCTAACCCACCACGCCACAACGCCGAGGAAGGAGGTACGGCAGATGACCGCAACCGGCTACGTCTCCACGACCGGCGACACCCGCAAAGTGGATGTCGCAGGCGACACCATGACCGGCGAACTCGTCCTGCCCGACTCCTCCCCCGACACGACACTCGCCGCAGGCTCAAAGGGCTACATCGACACACAGGTCGCAACACGGGCAGCAGCAGCCACCCAAGTCATCGCCGGAACCGGACTCACCGGCGGCGGCACCCTCGCCGCCGACCGAACCCTCACCGTCTCGTTCGGCACAACCAGCACGACCGTCTGCGTCGGCAACGACAGCCGCCTCTCGGACACCCGTACCCCGACCTCGCACGCCGCCTCGCACGCCGCGGCCGGAGCGGATGCGGTGACGCTGACACAGGCGCAGATCACCGGCCTGACTGCGGCGCTGGCCGCACTGGCGCCGCTGGTAGGGGCGACGTTCACGGGTGCGGTCGTCGTCGACGATGCGAACTTCTCGGTGCTGGGCACGGACAAGGGCTACCGCTTCCGACCCCTCGGTTCACGCCTGGACTGCGAGGCCACCGGCTCGGACTGGATCTTCTCCGTGTTCTCCGGCACCGCGTTCGACGGCACGCAGCGCACCTACCTGCGTCTCGAATCCGGCGTCACCCTGGCGCACGCCTGCGGCACGTGGATCTTCGCCGATACTGCGGACTCAGGAGCCGTGCACACCCTCGACGGGACCGGGAACAAGCTCGGCTTCCACGGCGCGACGAGCGTCGCTCAGCAGACCGTCACCGGCTCCCGCGGCGGGAACGCGGCACTCGCCGACCTGCTCACCAAGCTCGCCACGCTCGGGCTGATCGTCGACGGGAGCAGCGCGTAATGACCGATGTCATCGCAGGCCAGTCCGTCACGCTGCTCGGGCAGTTCTACGACTTCGAGGGCGGCAGTCTCACCGACCTGGATGCCACCCCGTCGATCGCCGTCACCAGCATCGCCACCGGTTCGACCGCCCTCGCCTCGACCACATCCGGGGTGACGCATCCCGCGACGGGCTCGTACGGCTACGCCTGGACGCCTTCCTCGTCGCTCACCCCCGGCAGCTACCTCGCCACCTGGTCCGGGCTGAAGAGCGCGGCTGCGGTCACCGCGACCGAGACTGTCACCGTCTACGCACCCGCCTCCGCCGAACAGACCAACACCAGCCCGGACGGCGTCTGGTACGCCACCCGCGAAGAGGTGAAAGCGGAGCTGGACGTGAAGGAGACGGCCCGCTCCAACACACGCATCGACCGCACCCTCGAAGACGCCTCCCGCCGCATCGAAGGCCTCTGTCACCGCAGGTTCTTCCCCGCACAGGCCACCCGCTACTTCGACTGGCCATCCCCCTCCAGCAGCACCTCATGGATCCTGCGCCTCAACCGCCAGGAACTCGTCTCCGTCGCCACACTCGCATCCGGCGGCACGACGATCACCTCCAGCCAGTACAACTTGGAACCCGTCAACGACGGGCCCCCCTTCAACCGCGTCGAGATCGACCTCGGCGAGGACGCCAGCTTCGGCGGCGGCGACACCCACCAGCGCGACGTACAGATCGCCGGACTGTGGGGCTACCGCAACACCGAGACCACGGCCGGCGCTCTCGCCGAAGCCCTCGACGCCAGCGAGACCAGCGTCGACGTCACCGGCGCGACATCCGCTGCCGCCGGTGTCGGGTCGATCCTGCGCATCGACTCCGAACGGGTCATTGTCACCGACCGACAGCAGCTCAGCACCGGGCAGACCCTCGGCGGCAGCATCACCAACCAGAACAACATCGTCACCGTCGCCGTGCAGACAGGCACCGCGTTCACGGCCGGCGAGTCGATCCTCATCGACTCCGAGCGCATGCTCATCGAGGACATCGCCGGGAACAACCTCACGGTGCGCCGGGCGTGGGACGGCTCGACGATCGCCGCCCATACGGTCGGCGTGACCATCTACGCGCCGCGCACCCTCACCGTCACCCGCGGCGCGCTCGGCACCACAGCTGACACGCACGGCGATGCGAGCACCGTCTACCTGTGGCGGCCACCCGGACCGATCCGTCAACTGTGCATCGCCGAAGCCCTCACCGACCTGCTGCAAGGCCGCTCCGGGTACGCCCGCACGTCGGGCTCCGGAGACTCCGAGCGGGAGTCGTCGGGGCGCGGACTGAAGGACCTGCGGGACCGCATCTACAGCAGCGAGCTGGGCCGCAAGGGCCGGACGAGGAGCATCTGATGCGCCTTGATGTGTCCACCGACGTCCGCGGCCCCATGTCCGACGGCCGTGCCGTACGCGTCCTCAACTCGTACGTGGACCACCTGGAGCGCCAACTCGCCGACACCGGCCGCGGCATCCTCCTCGACGAACTCGACCGCGTCCTCAAAACGCAAACCCCGTACTACACGACCCGCATCGAAGTCGTCGACGGCACCAAGATCTGGGACAACCGCGTCATCTACGGGCCATGGCTGGCGGGCATCGGGTCCCGGAACTATCCGGTGACGAAGTTCAAGGGCTACGACCACTGGATCACCACGCGCGCCCAGCTCAACGCCCGCAAGCAGGGCATCGGCGAACGGCTCCTGCGCCGCTACACGGGCAGGATGTGATGCGCCGTGGCTGACCTCGACCTCGCCGCCTACCGCAGCGCAGCCATGTCGCATGCCCAAGGGCTCGGCATGTTCGAGCAAGTGCTGGGACACGAGCCCGTCTCGGCTCCCGGTTCCGGCCTGATCTACGCCCTGTGGGTATCGGACCTCGTAGCGGTCCCGGCGCGGTCCGGCCTGAACGTGGTGTCGGTCCGCCTGGAACTGACCGGGCGGGTGTTCATGCCCGCCGACAGTCAGCCCGAAGACGACGTCGACACGGCGGTCACAGGCGCGGTGAACGGGCTGATGCGCGAGTACTGCGGCGACTTCACCCTCGGCGGGACCGTCGCAAACGTCGATCTCCTCGGCGCACACGGCGCCCCGCTGCGGGCGAAGTTCGGATACGCCCGATTCGACTCGACAACGTACCGGGTGGCCACGCTCACTATCGGGCTGATCATCAACGACGCGTGGACGGAGGCCCCGTAGTGGCAAAGACCTCGGGACTTGGTGACAATTTTTACCTGCACGGCTACGACGTCAGCGGCGACATCGGGTCCATCAGCACCTCCGGCGGCCCGGCCCTCCTCGACGTCACCGGCATCGACAAGTCCGCCTATGAGCGCATCGGTGGACCGCGTACCGGCGGTATGTCCTGGTCGGCGTTTTTCAATCCGGCCACCAACCAGGCGCACCTCCGGCTGTCGACGCTGCCCCGGACCGACGTACACGCCGCCTACTTCCGGGGCACCACGTTGGGCAATCCCGCCGCCTGCATGGTCTCCAAGCAGATCAACTACGACGGCACGCGCGGCGCGGACGGCTCATTCACCTTCGCCGTCGAGGCCCAGTCCAACGGGTTCGGTCTGGAGTGGGGCAGGTCGCTGACGGCCGGCGTGCGCACGGATACGGCGGCGACGAACGGGACGGGCATCGACACCGCGGCGTCCGCCTCGTTCGGGGCGCAGGCCTACTTGCAGGCGCACGCGTTCACGGGCACGGACGTGACGGTGAAGGTCCAGGACTCGGCGGACAACGTCACGTTCGCGGACGTCACCGGGCTCAGCTTCACGCAGCTCACGGCGGGGCGGACGGCGGAGCGGCTGGCCACCTCGAACACGGCGACGATCCGGCGCTACCTGCGGGCGGTGACGGTGACGACGGGCGGTTTCACGTCGCTCGCGTTCTCCGTGGTGATCGTGAAGAACGAGATTGCGAGCCAGGTGTTCTGATGACGATGCAGATCAATAGGCCGATCCCGCGCCTTCCCGCTTCGGCGCGGAAGACGTTCTCGATCCTCATGCCGACCGAGTCGCACTGGCGGAAGGCCACCTGCGCCGAAGTGGACTGCCCCCGCTATCTGAAGGGGTGGAAGGCGCAGGTCGAGGTGATGACTCCGCAGCAGATCGGCTCCATCAAGCGCGGCGGGTGGCGGTACCGGGAGTTGTCTGTGGCGCCGGGCGAGACGTGGTGGCTGTTCGAGGCTGGGCAGACCTGTTTCCAGGCTCCGGATCACCGGATTCAGCTGGGCAAGCCGGAGTTGTTTGTGGTGCGGGACGGGGACTGGCGGGGCAATCCGCGCAGGACTCCGGTGCTGCGGCACAAGCGGCCGGAGTTGTGGGTGGAGCAGTTCTCGGAGCACCAGGACAAGCTCGCGCGGGCCCGGGAGGCGGGTGCGTGATGACTGGTGGCATGCGTGTGGAGCTTGACGGCGAGGACGTGACCGAGCGCTGCATGGTGCGCCTGGAGATCGACGGCGAGGACTTCACGGGAGAGTGCGAGAGCTTCACGTTCGGGACCCCCCGGCTGGTCTACGAGGAGGACAACGGCCGGGGACGGATGAGCTTCCTCGGGCCTGCTGGGTTCCAACTGGCGCTGATAAACCCGAGCGCCCGGGCGCGAGCGCTGGTGGACGAGGGCAGAGCGACCCGCTCAGTGAAGATCCTTACCGCTGGTCACTCGATCACGCACCCCACGCGCTTCCGCAAGGAATGGACCACCACCGACGGCACACGGAAGGTCTTCGGCTCTCTCGCCTGGGATACCGACCGAGACGCCAAGTGGGTCACGGAATCACAGCTCGCTGAGGCGACACCGACGGGATAACCAGAAGCGCCGTATGTCACACCGGAATTCGACAGGAGGTGAGTGAAGTGGCTAAAGAACTCAATAGAATTGGGCTATGCAGCCCGACTCTAGACCGTGCACAAAGTGCGCAGTCGATAAGCCCCTGTCTGAATTCTCTAAGGCCCCACGAGGCAAGTACGGCGTCAAGGCATCCTGTAAGGCGTGCGATGCAGCCCGCCACGCCACACTGCACCCTCCTCAGCCTCGGAAGCGAAGGGCCCTGCGCGCTCCCAAGTCTCCCGACGACCCCAAGACGTGTCGGAAGTGTGGAGTCACCAAGACACACACTGATTTCAGTCTCGCTCGCAAGGCGACTGAGACAACCAATGCCGTGTATCGAAGCGCCTGCAAAGGGTGCTGCACGACACAGGCTCTCCAGTGGTTCCACGACAACAAGGAGCGCCACAAGGAGAACAAGCATCGCTGGACTCTGGCCAAGAACTACGGACTCACGGCAGATCAGTATCTGGCGATGCTGGAAGAGCAGTGTGGCGTCTGCGCTATATGCGGAGAAGCCGAAACCAAGAAGCACGGTCGGACAGGAACGGAATTCCGACTGGCGGTTGACCACTGTCATGAGACGGGACGCGTTCGCGGACTTCTCTGCCAGACGTGCAACCGAGTCATCGGCCTTTTCAAGGACGACATCAGGCGTCACCGAAAGGCAGTTGAGTATCTCCTCCGGAACCATCCGGAGAAGGCCGAATAAGGGAGGGCCGCGTCGGCTGCCCTCCCCTCATCGAGGAGGGCAGTAGCCACGGCGAAGGAGAGCGGCCTCGGCTGGTCAACATGCAGCATCGACGATAGCGCAGGCACCGCACGCGCGATCGTCAACGACTTCACCAACATCAGCTTCGCCACCCCGCGCGGGGTACAGGACGTCACTGGCATCGACAAGTCCGCCTATGAGCGGCTGCTGCTGCTCGCGGATGCGACGTTCGAGGGCACGATCGTGTTCAACGACGCAGCGAACCAGTCGCACGACGTGTTCAAGACCGTGCCGTCGTCGTCGGTACAGCGCACGGTGACGCTCACGGTGTCGGGTCAGACCCTGGCCAACGAGATGATCTTTACGGACTATCCGCTGGCGCGCGCCGCGAGCGGCGAACTCACAGCCACCGTGCCCGGGCAGTTGGCCAACGGCGCAGTTCCGACATGGGCCTGAGCTGCAACAACACATGATTGGAGGTGCGGCCGTGGGATTCCGCGAGCAGCCCAACACCGTCACACTCACCTTCGAAGCGGGCCACGAACTCCACGGCCTCGAAGCCACCCTCAAAGGCCTCACCATCGGAGAGTTCCTCACCTTCACCGGCATGGACGGCGGCGACGGAGAGGGCAGTAGCAAGACCATTGAGCGCTTCCACGAGTCGCTGATCTCCTGGAACCTCGAAGACGCCGACGGCCAGCCGATCCCCGTGGCCGAGTCCCGCAACCGCCCCCACCGGATGATCATCGATCTCAACAACGCCTACGTCGAAGCCCTGACGGGGGTTCACAAGAACGACCCTTTGCCCGACGCCTCGCCCTCTGGCGAGATCTACCCGGAGCTGTCGGAGATTCCGACGCAACCCCTGTCCGAGAGCCTGGCGAGCTAGCCCACGCCCGCCACATCCTCGGCCTGCTCCGCCAGTTCCCGAACTACACCTACACGTCACTCATGCAGGAAGACACCCGCTTCCTGCGCCTGCTGGCCATCGAGCAGCTCGGCACCCCAGACGAACCCGACGACGACCCGGAAGGAGGTGACCAGTGGCCGGGGACGATGTAGACATCCGGATCCGCGCGGACAGCGGCCAGGCCGCGCGTGCGTTCCGTGATGTCAACGGGCGACTGCGGGACATGCGCGGGCGTTTCGTGTCCGAGTCCGCGCTCATATCGGGTGCGATGAACCGGGTCACCGCGTCCATCGTCGGGGTGAAGGGGTCGATCATCCCCCTGGCCGCCGCGGCCGCGCCCTTGGCGGCCGCGTTCGCCCCGATCGCGGTGAAGGCCGGCGCGGCGAGTCTGGCGGTGGCTGCGTTCGGGGCCGCGGTCGCCGGGCAGGTGTCCAGCCTGTCGGCGGCGGCCGACGCACAGAAGAAGTATGAGGACGCGGTCGTCAAATCCGGGCGCGGCTCCGTGCAGGCAGCCGAGGCGCAGCGGATGGTGGCCGCGTCGTTCGCGGGGATGCCTGCGACGACACAACGGGCCGCGGTCGGCCTGCAAACCCTGAAGGACACCTTCCAGGCGTTCTCCGACGAGACCGCCGACTTCACGATGGTGCCGGTGGAGAAGTCGTTCACTCTTCTCAACGAGCTGGTGCCGCGCCTGGCGCCGATGGCTGAGGGTGCGGCGTCGCAGCTGGACCGGCTGGTGACGGTGGCGGGCGGTGCGATGGCCACGCCGGGGTTCGATGCCCTGTCGGAGAAGGTGTCGAGCTTCGCGAACTCGGCGCTGAAGGACGCTGTCGACGGGATCATCCGCTTCTCGGCGGCCCTCGCTTCAGGTGACACGTCGGGTCCGATCAAGACGTTCATGGACTACGCGCAGAAGAACGGGCCCGCCGCCCGGGAAACCCTGACGAACCTTGGCGACGCGGTGTCCACTCTGGTGGAGGCGGCGGCGGCTGCCGGGCCGGGGATGCTGACGCTGGTCAACGCGGCGGCCCGCCTGGTGGCTGCGCTGCCGCCGGAGCTGGTCACGATCCTGATGCAGACCGCGGTCGCCCTGAAGGCTGTGTCACTGGCGGGCGCGGGGGCTGCGGCGATCGCCGGCGGGGTGGGAACGCTGGGGACGCGGATCGCCGCACTGGGTGCCGCGTCCGCTGCTGCGGGCGGCGGTATCGCGGGCATGAACGCGGCGCTGAACACGCTGGGCGCGGGCGGCAAGGCGATGCTCGCGGCCGGTGCTGTCGGGGCGCTGGCGCTGGTCATGCATCAGATGTCGGACAACAAGGCGCCCGTGGCGGTGGATGAGCTGACGACGTCGCTGAACACGCTGGCGACGACGGGCCAGGTGACGGGCGCCCTGAAGGGCAACTTCGACGAAATGTCCGCGTCGATCGCGATGATGTCGAAGGGCGCCTCCGACAACAAGTTCCTGCAGTTGACGTCCGACATGGGCACGTGGCTGGGGATCGCGACCGGGCCGAGCATCTCCGACGCAAGGAAGAACGTCGAGGCGTGGGACAAGGTCATGGCGAACAACGTCAAGGCCGGGAACCCGAAGCTCGCCGCGGACCAGTACGAGATCCTGCGGAAGGCGTGGCTTGCTGCGGGCGGCGACTTGGGTGAGCTGAAGGAGTCCACCAAGGGCTACGAGGATTCGCTGGCTGCTGCGAAGTTCGAGCAGGAGATGGCCGCCGAGTCGATGGGCACGTTCGGGCAGGCGGCGCAGGACACGTCGGCGAAGCTGGCGGCGCAGCAGCAGCAGGCGGACGGGCTGCGGGCAAGCATCCTCGCTCTGAACGACGTGAACCGGTCGGCGCACGACGCGCAGACCCAGTTCGAGGGGGCACTGGACAGTCTGACCGCGTCGTTCGCGGAGCATGGCGCCACTCTGAACGCAGACACCGAGGCGGGCCGCGCGAACCGTGATGCAATGTCGGCGGCCTCGTCGGCGCAGGACGAGCTGATCGCGTCGGGGATCGCGGCGGGCGAGTCGCTGGCTTCGATGACGAAGGAGTCCGAGGGGCTGCGCGAGGAGATGATGCGGCTCGCGATCGACGCGTTCGACGGGAACAGGCAGAAGGCGACCGAGTACGTCAACACACTGCTGGGTGTGCCGGGCGACATCAAAACGATGGTGAAGCTGGAACGCGAGGAAGCGATCGTCGGGCTCCAGGAGGTGCAGGCGGCGCTCTATGCGACCCCAGACGCCAAGACGGTCAAGGTCGACACCCTGAACGCCACCGCGATCGCCGCACTCGAAGCGGTCGGCCTGAAGACGAAGCAGCTCCCGGACGGCCGCACCGAGGTGTACGCGGCGAACGGGAAGGCGATCGGCAGCATCGACGCCGTCCGCAGGGCGCTGCTCAACCTGGGTGACAAGACGGTCACCATCACCACGGTCAACAGGTTCGTCACGACCGGGACCGGAAGCAAGGTGGCGCCCGCGAAACGCGACTACGCCAGCGGCGGGAAGGTACGCGGGTATGCGGGCGGCGGGGACGTGCAGGCGTACCCCGGCGGCGGATATATCGAGGGCCCCGGCAGCGGCACCTCGGACAGCATCCTCACCCTCCTCGGCTCGGGCAATGTGGTGCGCTCCAGCGACACCGAGTTCATCGTCAACGCACAGCAGACGAAGAGGCATCGCCGCCTGTTGGAGCTCATCAACTCGGGTCAGCTGCCACGCTTCGCCAAGGGCGGGCTGACGGACGCGGAGAAGGCGGCCCGCGCGGATCTGGCCGGGCAGTTCGGCATGAACCGGTTCGGGAGTGCGGCAGGCTGGCAGACCAACTCGTTCCAGAAAGGGCTTGGCGCGCCGTCCGGCCTGGCCGACCTGGTGGCCGCCCTGTCGAAGGCGCGCACGAACATCAAGGCCGCCTCCAGCGGGGGCACCGAGTCACGGCTGCTGCGGACCCTGGATGCGGTCGGCAAGAAACTGATCGGGCAGGAGCGGGCGCTGGGCCGCGTCAACGCCAGCCTGGAGAAGGCCCGCGACAAGCTCGACAGCCTGAAGTCGGCAGCCGCATCGCTGTCGTCGTCCGTCAAGTCGGGGATCATGACGTCGGCGAACATCACCCGCGGCGCGAACAGCGGCCAGCCTGTGACTGTCGCCTCCATCATGGGCGGGCTGACCGAGTCCCGCGACAAGGGGGCCGCGTTCGCGCAGGCGCTGAAGGACCTGAAGAAGAAGGGCCTCGACAAGGGGCTGATCGAGGAGATCGCGCAGGCCGGTACCGAGGGCGGCGGCCTGGAGACGGCGAGCGCACTGCTGGGCGCGTCCGGGTCGGAGATCAAGTCGTTGAACAAGCTGCGCGTCGACATCATCAAGTCGGCGAGCAGTGCGGGTGCGACGGCGGCGGACGCCATGTACGGGGCCGGGATCAAGGCGGCTGAGGGTCTCGTCAAGGGGTTGCAGTCGAAGCAGGACGCGATCGAGAAGCAGATGATGCGGATCGCGAAGTCGATGGAGTCGGCGATCAAGAAGGCGTTGGGCATCAAGTCGCCGTCGAAGGTGATGGAAGAGGTCGGAGACTTCACCGCCGAAGGCTTCGCCCGCGGTATCACCGGCAACCGCAGTGTGATGCCCGCGTGGGCGTCGATGCTGAACACGCCCCGCGGCGGCACAACGGCAGGCAAGCGGGCCGATGCGGGCGGCGGCGGCCGTCAGGTCATCGAGGTCGTGCTGAACCTCGACGGGAAAACGGTGGCCCGTCAGCTCTTCGACCCGCTGCGCCTAGAAACCCGCGTACGCGGCGTCGCCCTGGACGGGAGGTAACCCGTGGCATTTCCCGAGACGGCACTCCCCATCAAAGCCGAGCTGTACATCAACGGGGCATGGACTGACGTCACCTCCGACGTCCGCGGCGCGAAGCAGATCCGCATCACCCGAGGACGCTCCGACGAAGGCCAGCAGACCGAACCCACCCGCTGCTCCTTCACCCTCAACAACACCACCGGCACCTACACACCCCGCAACCCCGAAGGCGTCCACTACGGCTACATCGGCCGCAACACCCCCGTCCGGGTATCCGTCCTCACCGGAGACATCTACCTCGACCTCCCCGGCACCACAACCGGATACGCCTCCACCCCCGACACCGCGAGCCTCGACATCACCGGTGACATCGACGTACGACTCGACGCCACCTTCGCCAACTGGATACCGCCCGCCACCACAGCGAGCACCACCACGGCTGAGGGCACCGTCGAAATGCTGGGCAAGCTCACTGTGGCGTCGAAGTCCTGGTTCCTCGGCTCCCGCAACGGGCTCCTCTACTTCGAATGGTCCGCCGACGGATCCACCGGCCTCAGCGCATCCTCGACCGTCCCCCCGCCCATCCCCGGCGGCGGCGGGCGCCTCGCCATCCGCGCCACCCTGGACGTCGACAACGGGGCAAGCGGACGCACGATCACCTTCTGGACGGCGGAGACCCTCGACTCCCCGTGGACACAACTCGGCGATGCTGTCGTCCAGGCCGGGACCACCAGCATCTTCAACTCGACGGTCCCTCTCCGCGTCGGCAACGCGACAGACGTCGGATTCACACCACCCATCGGCCGCGTGCACTCCGCCGAAGTCCGCAACGGAATCTGGGGCACGATCGTCACCGACCCCTACTTCTCCAACCAGTCCGTTGGCACAACGTCGTTCGCCGACGCGGCCGGCCTCACCTGGACAATCAACAGCGATGCCTCCATCACCAACCGCAAAACGCGTTTCGTCGGCGAGGTGTCCGCGTGGAACGTCCGCTGGGAGAACCGGTTCGACGTCGTCACGGAGATCGAAGCATCGGGGATCACGCGCCGCCTCTCCCAGGGTGTCAGCGCGGTGGACTCTCCCATGCACCGCGAGTTCACCAACCCGTCCCGGACTGGCATCGTGGCGTACTGGCCGATGGAAGACGCCGCCTCAGCGACCTCGTTCGCCTCCGGGTTCGACGGCCAGGCCGCCATGACGGCCACGGCCACCGGCGTCACCCCGGCCGCCTACACCGACTGGACACCCAGCGCAGCCCTGCCGACCCTGACCACCGGGCAGGTCCGCGGACGCCCGCCCGCCTACACGGCCACCAGCTACATCTTCATCCGCTTCTTCGCCGCCGTCCCCACCGCGGGCGTCGACTTCACCGACCGTCTGTTCTCCTTCACGCAGACCGGCACCGCCCGCACCTGGACCGCCTACATCAACACATCAGGCAACGTCGACCTGCGCGCCTACGACGTGGACAACACACAGATCCTGGCCACCGGATTCACCGCGTTCAGCCTCAACGGCACCCAGCGGAGCATCGGTATCGAACTGACCCAGGACGGCGCGGACATCGACTACCAGATCATCGCCTTCCACCTGGAAGACGCCACCCTCGACACCGTCACCTCCACATCCGCTTCGGGGACTCTCGCCGGGTACACCGTGGGCTCCGTCATCGAGGTCCGCGCCGGCGAGTCGGGCGGCCTCAACGGCACAGCCATCGGCCATGTCGCGGTCGCCGACGACGACGGCGCGTTCAGCAGCACCCTCGGTGCGCTCGTCGGCTGGGTGGGCGAACCCGGATATGCGCGGATCTTCCGTCTCGGATCCGAGGAGGGTATCCCCTCCTATGCGGCGGGCGTCGGCGACCAGGAGATGGGCGGCCAAGGCCAGCAGACCCTGTTGGATCTGCTGCGTGAGGCCGAGGCCGTGGACGGCGGGATCCTGTGCGAGCAGCGCGACTTCCTCGGCCTGCGTCTGCGCGACCGCGTCGACCTGTACAACCAGATGCCCACACTGACCCTCGACTACAGCACCGGCGACGGGCTTGTCACCCCGCTCACCCCCACCGACGACGACCAGCGGGTCCGTAACGACGTCACCGTCGCCCGCACCGGCGGCTCCTCCTCACGCGTCACCCTGGACACCGGAACCCTGTCCACACTGGCACCCCCGGACGGTGTGGGACTGTACGACGAGTCGGTCACCCTGAACCTGCATGAGGACGGGCAGACCGACGACGTCGCCGGATGGCGTGTCCACCTCGGCACCTGGGACGAGAGCCGCTACCCCACCGTCAAAATCATGCTGTCGGCGGCACCCAGCCTCCTCGACGACGCCAGCAACACCGATGTCGGAGACCGCATCCAGATCACCAACCCGCCCGACTGGCTGCCCACCGACACCATCGATCTCCAGGTGCAGGGCTACAGCGAGACTCTCGACCAGTTCACGTGGGACATCGAGTTCAACTGTGCGCCGGCCGGGCCGTGGGATGTGGCGTGGACGGGGGACGACGACAGTGCGGCGGCCCGGCGGGAGTTCGCGTGGGCGGACACGGCGGGCAGTGAGCTGGCCGAGGCTCTGACGACGACCGAGACAGACGTCGACATCCTCACCACGAGCAGCCCCGTATGGACGTCCGACGCGGGCGACAGCCCGTACGACCTGCGAGTAGGCGGCGAAGTCATGACGGTGACCGCCCCCGGCGGCCTCCTCAATACCAACCCGTTCTTCGACACCGACACCACCGGGTGGACCCAGTCCAACAGCACCTTCACCCGCAGCCAGACCTACGTCATGCCTCACCCGCGGGCCACCGCGAGCCTTCGGATCGTCCCGGACGGGGTGAACGCCTCCGGCGGCGCGAACTGTGCACGCACCCCGGCCGGCAGCATCACCCCCGGAGCCACCTACACGGTGTCGATGTGGGTGTTCAGCGTCGACGGCTGGAGCGACCTGCGCCCGGCGGTGGACTGGTACACCTCGGCCGACGCCTTCATCAGCTCCGGGCTCGGCTCGGCCACCGTCGTGTCGTCGTCCGTGTGGACGTACATCGAGCAGACCCTGACCGCCCCGTCGACCGCGTCACGCGCAGCGATGCGCGCCCGGCATGGGGGAACACCTGCGACCACGGACGTCTACTACGTGTGGGCCGTACGCATCACCCGCTCGAAGGCGTCGTGGCTGTACGACACGTTCACGCGGACGGAGTCCAGCACCTGGGGCACGTCGGACGCAGGCACGGCGTGGAGCAACGTGGGCGGCGGCTCGGCATCCGACTACGCAGTCAGCGGCACGTATGCGGTGCACACCCTGTCGACGGTGGACACGACCCGTCGGTCGGGTATCACGGCGGTGAGCCCGGACTTCGACATCTACTGCGACATCACCACCTCGGACCTGGCCACCGGCGACAGCTTGTACGGGGCGGTGTGCGCGCGGATGGCCGACGCCTCCAACCTGTACATGGCGCGCCTGGAGTTCACCACGTCGAACGCCGTCACCTTCACGGTGCGGAAGATCGTGGCCGGTGTACAGACCCAGCTCGGCAGCAGCTTCACCGTCCCCGTCACCCACGTCGCAGGCACGTTCCTGCGAGTCCGCTTCCAAGGGTCAGGCACCACCCTGCGGGCAAAGTGCTGGCCGCTGACCCGGTGGGAGCCGGACGTGTGGCACGTCGACACCACGGACAGTGCGATCACCGCCGCCAACCAGATCGGCACCCGGTCCGTGCGGGTCACCGGCAACACCAACGCCGCCACCGTGGCCCTGCGCTACGACAACGCCGACGTGATCAACCCGCAAACGTTCACGGTGACCCGCTCGCAGAACGACGTCACGAAAACCCACAGCGCCGCCGCCGACGGCAGGCTGGCCTACCACGCGATCACGGCACTGTAGGAGACACCATGCCCTATCCGAGTACCCCCGCCGGGCAGCGGATCACGGGCGCCCTGCTGGAGTCGATGCTGCCACTCGTCGCGTACAAGGCGACGACCGAGGCAGTCACCAGCTCCACCACGTTGCAGGACGATGATGACCTGGCCGTGGCTGTTGAAGCGAACGCCACGTACGACGTCACCCTGCACCTGCTGCACGACTCCGCGACTGCCGGGGACCTGGAGATCGGATGGTCCGGCCCGACCAGCGCCACCATGCAGTGGGGCATGATCGGCGCACAGAACACCACGACGTCGTCGACGACGGTGCCGGATCTGACCATGCCGTCAAGGGCGATCACGGAAACGAATGAGATCGGCGGCGGAGCCAGCACGGGCACCTACTGCCTGGTCCACGGGGTTCTGATCACGTCGAGCACAGCGGGAACCCTGCAATTCCGGTGGGCGCAGGGAACCTCCAACGCCACCGCGTCGAACGTGCGGGCCGGTTCCATCCTCACTCTCCGCCGCATCGCATAGGAGCCTTCATGCCTTTTGTCACTTCTCGCCGGCCGAGCATCCAGTACGACGGCACCAACGGCGCCCACATCGCAGGCGTCTGGTGCACGGGTATCACCCTGGTGTTGGACACGGGCGCGGTCCTCACGTACACGGACCGCGACGGGCGCGAGTGGACTGCCGCGGCGGAGTCCTGGTTCGTCATCTCGGGTGTCGGAGACGGGTATCCGACGGTCCTGACGACGGCCGAGTACGGGACGGCGTTCATCGAGATCCCGACTGCGGGAGCCTGAGATGGCCACACCTCCAGACGCATCCACGTTCGCCGGACTACTGCGCGCCGAGGGCGTTACCGTCGTCGAGGTCGGCGACTGGGAGACCCGCAACCGCAACCACAAAGGCCCCTGGGGTCCGGTCCACGGCGTGATGATCCACCACACGGTGACTCGCGGCGACACGAAGGCGCAGACCGACGCGTCCGTCGCCCTCTGCCGTGACGGCCACAACACACTTCCCGGCCCGCTGTGTCACGGCGTCATCGACAAGCAGGGTGTTGTGCACCTTGTCGGGTACGGGCGCACCAACCATGCGGGGATGGGTGACGACGACGTCGAACAGGCCGTCATCAACGAGACGAACCTGCCGGTCGACGACGAGGCGAACACTGATGGCAACCGGGGCTTCTACGGCTTCGAGTGCATCAACCTTGGTGACGGCGTAGATCCGTGGCCGGCCGCGCAGCTGCTGGCGGTCGAGCGTGTGGGGGCGGCGATCTGCCGCCATCACGGGTGGGGTGCACGGTCGGTGATCGGTCATTTGGAGTGGCAGCCGGGGAAGGTTGATCCGCGCGGCTTCAGTATGCAGACGATGCGCGGCCGGGTCGGTGCGCGCTTGGACGGCAACCAACAGGAGGACGACGTGGCACTGACCGACGGCGAGAAGAAGGACATTGCCCGCGAGGTGTGGGCGTTCAAGCTCGACAGCCCCACCGCGCCTGCGGGCACCGATCCGGCGCGGGCGGCGGGAACGTTCCTGCGTTTCACGGACGCCAAGCATGCTGCGGCCACCGCACAGATCGGCGCCCTGCAAGGCGCGGTCCTCGCGCTCACCGAGGCGGTCGGGGCTGCGGGCGGTATCACGGCCGAGCAGGTTCAGGCTGCGGCCACGGCGGGCGCCGAGGTCGCGCTCGACCGGCTCGCCGACGCACTGGGAGATGACTCGTGACCGACGTCGACGCCCTGGGCATCGTCTACCGCGAGCGCCACCACCTCATCGCCCACCTCGCCGCCGGGTATCCGTCGATCCTCGTGTACCGCGCGGACCCGGACGCCCCGGACTGGCCGGTCATCTTCATCGACCTGCCGACCGGCCAGGTGTCGTGGCACATCAACCCGGCCGACATCGACCTGTTCGCCCACGTCACGGTCGGTACGGGGACGTGGGACGGCCACAACACGGAAGAGAAGTACGCGCGCCTCGACGCGCACACCAGCGCCCTGGCGCAGAACGGAGCAAGACCATGAACGTGAACCTCGACCAGGCGTACTGGCTGGGCCTGCTCATCTCCGTCGTCCTCCCGGTCCTCGTCGGCCTCGTCACGACCCGCGTGACACATGCCGGCGCGAAGGCCGTGCTGCTCCTCGCGCTCACCGCGGGGAACGGGTTCCTCGTCGAGCTGGCCGCGCCGCACCCGTCCGGCTACGACCTCGGTACGGCCGCGATCCTGTCGCTCGTGTCGTTCGGTACGGCGGTGCTCTCCCACTTCGGCCTGTGGAAGCCGACCGGGGTCAGCGGGAAGGCGCAGGACACTCTCATCACCGCTGGCCCACGCACGGCTTCTGGTGTCTGATCTGTTCCTCGTAGACGGCTGGAGGTCTGTTGGATGCCACCACCCTCGGTGCGGTCCTCGCCTGCGTGGGCGTGCTGTCCGGCTCGGTGGTGGCGTACATCGGGAAACGCGGGGAGACCCGCAACTCGTTGACGGATCAGCTTCAGGAGGAGTTGACGGCGAAGCGGGCCGAGCTGGCCGCCGTACAGGGTGAGCTTGCCGTGTTGCAGCAGCAGCGCCGTGACTACCTGATCAGGATCACCCAGCTTGAGATAGAGATCATCCGACTCGGAGGAACCGTAACCCCATGACCCGGACTGAGCGCACGATCGTCCTGCACTGGCGGGGCATTGCCACGGTGTGCGCGATCGTCGCTCTGTTCGGAATCTCCTACGCGCTGTGGCATCGCATCGACGCCTCGGAGCGCAACTATGCGGAGGCGGTCGCGGAGGCGGACCTTCGGGGCGAGGCAGTGTCGACGCTGGTGGGTGATGTACGGGCGCTGCGGCAGCAGATCGAGGCTGAGGGTGCGACGCCAGTAGCTCCGGACCCGGCGAAGGCGGTTGAGGATTTGCCGGACCGCGTCGAGGTGCCGGTGCCGATTCCGGGGCCGCGCGGACTGACTGGCTCACCGGGTCCGTCGGGGCCGTCTGGTTCACCGGGAGCGGCCGGGAACGATGGGGTCGACGGCAGCCCCGGGGCGATCGGTGTGCCCGGCGCGGTCGGCCCGTCGGGTCCGACGGGTCCTGTCGGCCCTCAGGGTGAGCAGGGCGCGGCCGGGGTCCAGGGCGAGCAGGGTCCGCAGGGTGAGCGTGGGGAGCGGGGCCCGGCTGGCCAGTCCTGTCCGGAGGGTTTCAGCTGGCAGACGCCTTCGTACGATCCGGATGCGCGGGTGTGCCGGAGGGATGGCGCCCCGGATCCGTCGGAGTCTCCGTCGCCTGTGGTGGCTGCTGGGCTGGATCCTCGGCGCCTGCAATACGTGTAGGTACGGGGCCACCCTTCCTGCCATGCTGGCGGCATGGCCTACCGCCCATTCCCGAATCGCGACCGCGCCCGCAAGCACGCCGTCCTTCACGGCAAGCGCATGGTCGTCGTGAACCTCGCGCCGTTCGTGGCCGCTGGCGACTTCCCGCCGGACGACGGCCGGGTCCGGCGGCTCGTCGACAGCCTGCCGTCCGGAGCCATCAAGTTCAGCGCATGGTTCCCGCCGCCCGCCGGAGTCGAGCGATGACCGACCGCGAAGGCGTCCTCGATCACCTCATGGTCGTCTTCTACGACAACACCCATGGCCTCGGCCTCTGCGGCTGCGGCCACCCTCAGGCCGCCTACGATCTCGTGCGCGACCTCCTCGGTCTCATCCCCTTCTATGAGGACGAGCGCTGGAAGGCGGCAGAGGCCCTTACGGGGAACATCCCGGGCGCGCACCACATTGTGCTCGGCGTGATGGAGCGGGCCGGACTGATCGAGCACGGAACGAGCCAGACCGGGGCGTGGCTGACGGAGAAGGGGAAGTGGTGTCTGGCCGCGATGCGGACTGTCGAGTTCGACGACGTTGATGGGGATGACGTCGGCTATCCGCACGACGGTGAAGCGTGCACGGACGCCTGCTGGAAGCTTCCGGAGGTGGCGAAGTGAGCGACCGCCTGCAAGCTCTCGCCGACGCCCTCAACGCCCTGGGAGTAGACAGCGGAGACGTCGGCCTCAACTACGACTACGTTGACACCGCCATCGGCTACGTCCGCTGGGAGAACAACCAGTGGACCGTCAAGCCAAACGCGGTCATCGCCCGCACCGTCGAGACCTGCGCAGCCTGCCCCTCCCAGTGGAACGCCTGGACCCCCGACGGCCGCTACCTGTACCTCCGCTACCGCAACGGCATCGGTACCGTCGACGCCTACGAGGACGCCAACCCGGAGACGTGGGACGTAGCTCCCGATGGCGCGGTGGCACGTTTCGACACGGGCGACCGTTTGGACGGCTGCATTGAGCTGGCCGACTTCTGTGCCCGAGCTGGGCTGCGGATCGCGGAGGATGCGACTCACGCGTAGCAGTCAGGCCGCGTCGGCGACCGCACTCTCCACCCGTACCGCCGCCGCCCACTCCACCACCAGCCGCGCGTACACCGCCCGCTCCTCCGGCCCGAGCACCCCGCCCGCCCGCAGCCACAGGGCACGGATCTCCTCGTTCACCACGGCAGCAGAGCGTGCGGAACCAAGCGGGGAGGTGGGAGGCATGAGCCCAGGATATCGAGCGAGGCGGCCGGAAACTCACGGCCAGTCGACCTATCCGTACGTCATCTCCCACGACCGCGCCCGCTCGGCCAGGTCGGTCGCCGCCCGTACGCCCCGCCCCTCAAACACCCGCAGATGACGACGCATCCCCGCCACCTCCTCCGCAGCCCGCGCCGACCGCACCCCACCCAACAGATCCAACGACCTGCCCCACGTATCGCACGCCTGCTCCACATGCCCCTGCAACGCCTGCTCCCGCCCCTCCGCCGCAACCGTCAGAGCGGTGATCCGCTGCGTCCCGTCCGGGCGCCGACGCGCAGACTCGGCGTAGTGCCGTTCAGCGTTCGCATGATCCCCGAGCGCACGGAAGGTTTTCGCCGTGTGGCTGCTGACCGTCGCCCGGGCGGCACCCCACAGGGCAGCCCACTGCGGCACCTCCGCCTGCTCGCCGCGCTCCACGAGATCCTGCGCCTGCCGGGCCTGCGTCACCGCTTCCGGGCCGCGGCCCGCGTTGGCCAGGGCGCGCGCCCGCGTCACCGCGAACAGCGCCTCCGCCGCCGGGTTCACCTTCCCCCGCACCCGCGCCAGCGCGGCCTCCGCCAAGTCGAGTGTGTGCTCGGGCCGGCGGATGTCCATCCCGTTGTGTGCGAGGACCCGCAGGATCCACGCCCCATGCAACTCGTTCCCGGCCTCCCGGGTGAGGGAGTAGGCCTGAAGGTAGTAGCGCTGCGCCAGCCCGTGCTCGGACGCGTCGTAGGCTTTCCATCCGCACAGGTACCCGACATCGGCGGCGGCGGACAGCATGTCCTGCTGATCCCGTCCGCTCCCGAACGTGGCCCGGCACAGGGTGGCAACGTCCTCGCGCAGGTACTGCACCACTGCGGTCCGCCCGTGCTGGCCGCCGTGCCGTTCGTCGATCGCCGTGAACATCGCGGTCATGTCCCGTACCGCGTCGATCTCCGCACGGCCGGCACGCCGACCGGTACGGACGCGGTCCTGATACTCCTGCGCCTGGTGCACACCGAGGGGAAGCGCCGCTGCAGCAACCGAGTAGGCGGCGTTGGCGAGAAGCTTGCGCCGGTGGATGTCGGCGTCCCCAAGTCGACGTAGCATGTCGACCGGATCCGGTCCCAGGTGCGTCCCAAGCGCCGCCTGGGACCGGTCTTCATTTGCGCCGAGCCTGAGCCCAAGGTCGTGCGGCTGGACCTCGCGGCCGAGCCTGCGGGACATGGCCTCCGCGATGTACACCGCGGTCTGCGGCGCCGGCACCTTGCTCCCCGCCAGCCACTGCGCGACGGTGGACTTGCTCGTCCGGAGACTGTCGCCGGACTCCGCCGCGACGATCCGTACGGCCGCGGCAAGTCGGTCGTACGTTATGCCGGCCTCACGCAAAGCCTCGTACAGGGCCTCGTTGCGCACGCCTGCTTCACCCATGTTCTGCACCCTCCCAAGCAGGGCGGTAAACCCGGTAAACCCCTTCAAGGGTCCCCGGCTGTAGCTATCTCAGCGTAGACGCCGATGTACTCAGCGTACGAGAAACCCGATGCCGCTTGGGGGCAGCGTGATGAGTGCGGACTCCGATACCGCGCAGGAACAGACGCCGGACGCGCGCGCGTTACTGCCAGTCCCGCGCCACAGGGACATGTCCGACGCCCAGTTCAAAGGCACCGCCTGCGTGTGGTGCGCCATAACCCTGAGCACGGAGACGGCCTTCGACCTCGGCCAGCGCCGCATCCGGTTGCTCGACGGGCATATCACCATCTTCCCCCGCGGCTGCCGCACCTGCACGGGCGAGCACGCCAACCGCACGCTCCAGACGCACACGCAGGACTGCGAGCAGTGCGTCGACGACGGCCGCCAGTGCCAGACCGGCATGCACCTGATCCGGTTGATCAGGGGGCGACGGTGAAGTACTGCCACAGGTGCGGCCGCCTGATCCAGAGCGGCGAGAAGTACACGTCGCACGACAAGGTGTCCGCCTCGGCTGCGGGCATCACGGTGTACCTGCATGTCGAGTGCCTGCCGAAGCGTGTCCCGTCCGCGCGTCGTTGAAGCCCCCGCTGCCGGTGTCCAGACCCGGTGGTGGGAAGGCGGTCACCCCTGCGCCCCCGTCGCGGGGGTGGCCGCCCGTTCAGCGCACGAGATCGGCGAGCGGGACGTTGAGGGCGTCGGCGATGAGGAGCAGAGTGTCGATGGTCGCGTTCCTCTCGCCCTGCTCGATGAGGACGATCGATGGCCGGTCGATACCGATGAGGTTGGCCACCGCCTCCTGCGTAAGCCGTGCACAGCGGCGCTCTTCGCGGATGCGTTCGCCGATGCGCCGTCGGCGGGCGAGGACCCAGTCGGGCGGCGGGGCGGGCACCCGACAACGCTCGATGGATCTTGAATGAAAGTCTGTAGGCTGAAACCTACATTCGCGAGTGAGGCTTTTGCTGTGACTTCAAGCGGAGAGCGAATAAAACGCTCGTTCGAGTGACATCACCTGCCGATCCTTGGCCAGTTCGGATGCCTAACCGATAATTACGTGCAGCATCCACGTAACCAGCCGTACGGCAGCGCCGCCCTACGCCCACCGCCAGCACCAGGGATCCACATGCCCGAGCAGCCCCCCAATCCCGGGGCCCGCCTCACCAACTCCCAGACCACCCGCATGAACGGCGCCCGCCGCGACCTCGACTACGTACGCTCCGAAGACATGTCCCGGCTCGACGCCGCCGGCCTCATCCTCCTCGTCGAGCGACTCCGCGGACGGCTGGACGACATGCTGCACCTCCTCGACGAAGTGACGCCCCCCGACTGACCCGAAAGCCGTCCCGCCCAATAGGGGGTCTCACTTCGACTCGCGCACGCGAACACCACCAGACACCCACTTTAAGCCGCTAGGGTGACGGGATGCCGCTCGCACCCGAATACCTCCACCTCGTCTTCCCCGACCAGGTATTCAACGCCCTCCTCTATGGACGCAACAGCCGAGACCCCAAGAAGAAAGGACGCTCCGTCGAAGACCAGCTCGCCGACGGCCGCGCCCTCTGTGACCGCTTCGGCTGGCCCGTCCTCGAAGAATTCAAAGACACCGGCATCTCAGCCTCACGCCACGGCCGCAAGACCCGCGACGACTTCGAAGCACTCCTCGACACCATCGAAACCGGCGTCGCACGCATCGTCGTCGCCTTCGAAGCCAGCAGGTACTACCGCGACCTCGGCGCCTACGTCGAACTGCGGAACGCCTGCCACGAAGCCAACGTCCTCCTCTGCTACAACGGCACCGTCTACGACCTCTCCAAACGAGACGACCGCAGGGCCACCGCACTCGACGCCGTGAACGCCGAAGACGAAGCCGAAGGAACACGCGACCGGATCATCCGCACCGCCCGCCGTACCGCGGAGGCCGGCGGCGCCTGGGGACATCTGGTGTTCGGATACCGGCGGAAGTACGACGAGAACACGGGCGAACTGATCGGCCAGTTCGAGGACGAGATCCAGGGCCCGATCGTGGTGGAGCAACTCAAGCGGGTCGACGGCGGCGGCTCCCTCCACTCCGTCATCAAGAGCTTGAAGAACAACCCCGACGCGAAGCGCGCGGACGGCTCGGAATGGACCGACAACAACGTCAAGTACATGCTGCTCAACCGCGTATACCTGGGTGAACGGCTCCACCACGGCAAGGCGGTCAAGGCCAAGTGGAAGCCTCTCAAAGGGCTGGAGACCCCGGAAGGGCGCGCCCTGTTCCGGCGCGTCACTCAGATCCTCACCGACCCCGCACGCGGGGGACAGTTCGACTCACGGGCGAAGCATCTACTCACAGGCATTCCGCTGTGCGGAAGCTGCGGCGACGACACTCCTCTCAAGTCCAACCAGCGGGGCGCCGCCGCGAAGAAGCTGAACATCTACACCTGTTCCGAGAAGCGTGACGTGTCCGTCTCCGAGCGCATGCTGGACGCCTACGTAGAAGAGGCACTGCTGTCCTGGCTGCGGAACAAGGACCAGGCGCGTGCCGCGCTGCTGCCGGACGAGGCGCAGGTCGCGGACGATGTCCGGCGCGCTCAGTCGCTTCTCGAAACGTACAGGGACGAGATGGAGGAGGCGCGCCGGCTGAACCGGACGCGCAACGAGCAGGGGCGCCCTCTGCTGTCGTTGGCTTCTCTGTCGCAGAAGGAGCTGGAGCTCCTGCCTCAGATTGAGGAGCTGGAGGGGCGGCTCCAGAAGGCGACAGGCGTTCCATTGCTGATCCAGCAGCTGCTGACCGCACCGGACCCGGAAGAGGTATGGAACGGAGGCGGCGGCGCTCCCGGACTGTCGCTGGAGCAGAAGCGGGAGGCGATCCGCCAGATCGTCACGGTCCGCGTGTACAAGGCGACAACGTTCGGCAGGAAGTTCAACCCTGAGCGGGTGAAGCTGTCGTTCGTGGGCGCGGACGGCTTCAGGGTCTCGCGGACTCGTGCTCGCGGGACCGCGCGCGGGCGGGCAGGCGCTCGTGCTGCTGCTCGGGGAACTGAATGAGGTTTCCCGTCCTCTGCGACTCTGGGGCGAACTTGCCGTTGTAGAACATGCGGACGGTCGCTTCCATCGCTTCTTCCATGAGGGATGCGCGGCGTTCCTCGAACTCGGCGCGCAGTGCTTCCCGTTCGGTCACCAGGCGGGCGGCGAGGGCTGCGCGTTCGGCTGCCGTGTCTCTGACGAGGCGGCCTTGTTCGTTTTCGAGGGCCGCTCTCAGGGTGATGAAACGGTTCCGCTCGTCGTCGGCCGTGCGTGTGGCGACGGCGAGGGCGTGCCTTTCCTCGCTGGTGTTGGTGAACCAGTGATGGATGAGGCACAGCGACACCAGGGTGATTGCGATCATGGTGAGGCAGACCCCGCCGAGGGAGAGTGCTGGGTCACCGTGGGTGGCGCCGTAGAGGGTGACCGCCGCTCCTCCCAGCATCGCGGTAGTTCCTGCTGCGACTGTGGCCCGCGTGCCGGTCATGAGACCCATACGTACCCCCGCATCACATCTCCGCTGCTGCCTCTCCGGGGTCGGCGTGGCTGGCGTGGTCGGCGTCCTTGGCGGCCTGGAGTCGCCTGAGACGTTCGATGATGCCAAAGAACATTTGGCGGTCCACTTCGCCCTGGATTCCGAGCCCGTCGGCCGCTTCCTCCGGAGTGAGGCCAGAGCCTACCTGCGACCGATCCGTTTCGGACAGTGACTGAAGCGATTCGGGTGAGAGGAGGCCAGCTTCCACGAAGAGAACGCCGGGGTGGATGCCTGCGGCTTCGGTGATGGGTTCGAAAAAGCGGGGGTCCGGGATGGCTTTTCCTTGCCATAGGCGGGTGACGCTGCTTTCGGTCATGCCGGTGTCTCGCGCGAAGCGCGCCTTGGCGCCGTGGCCGGTGTAGCCGGCGCGCTCTGCTGCCGGTACGACGACGGCGGCGAATCGCTGGGCGCGGGTGGGGGTCCCATCGGTCATGTCCGATGACTCTACCTCCCTACCTAGGGAGGTGGGTAGAGGATCCCTCGGCCGCAAGGATGACTGTCGGGCCACCGACCTGCATTTATGCAACTCACTCCAATGTTCAAACACACACTCGAAAGAAAACACACCAAACTCGCCCCGTAACCTTGCTTGCGCGCAAGGGCGGTTCATGGCAGAGTCTTGTTCGTGAGCAAGGAATCTCCTTCCACCAGCAACAACCCCCGCCAACCACCCCCCGAGGGAGGTGACTACGTGTTCCGACTCGACGCGGCCAAGCTCCTCAAAGCCGCCCAGGCGCACGGCGACCACAGCCAGGCCGCAATCGCCCGCCGAACCGGAATCGCCGAATCGTCCGTGTCCCGCATCCTGCGCGGCGAAGCCCAGCCCGACCTGAACTCGGCCATGCGCTTCGCCGAGCAGTACGACCTCGACCTCCGAGGCGTCATCAAGCGCGTCCCCATCGAGGCCGCCGCATGACCCGCGAAGAGCGCCGCGCGCTCCTCGGCGACGACGTCATCGCACACATCCGCGCCTGCGTCGATGCCGCTCCGGAGCCGACTCCCGAGGTCATCGCATCGCTGCGGCGCATCTTCACCCAGCCCCACGGTCCGGCGCCGGAGGAGACCGCGGCGCCGGCCGACGCCGCCTGACCCACGAACGCAGGCGGGGCCGCCTGGACCATGCCCGGTCCCGACAGCCCCTCAGCAATCCACCAAATCCCAAGAAGGAGTGGACCACCTTGAGTACGAATCCTACCGACCGTCCTGGCGCGAGCGTCCTCGTGATGTCGCTGCCTGAGGCGCCGCTGCCCGCTGTGAAGCAGGCGGATGCGCTGTATCAGCCGCTGCCGTCCGACTCGTACGCGCCGCCGCTGGACCTCGCGGTGCGCCTTGCGCGGCAGGACTTGGCGGTGCAGCAGAACGCCAACATCCATGACCACACGGCCATGGTCACGGCCGCCACGGTGCTGGAGATCCGGCTGAGGCAGGTGCTGGACGCACTGGACGCGGATAGCGCGAGGACCGTTCGTCCGCTGGCCGAGCGCCACGGGGGTGCGGTGTGAGCGCCCCGTCGACGCATGACCCGGTCGCGGTGACGACGCGGGACGGCATGTCGTGGGTGCGGCGTGCGGTGGTGGAGGGGCGTGGCATGTACGCCCTGGATGGGGTGTGTAACTGCCCCGAGTTTTTGATGCAGTCGTTCGCCGAGTTGGCTGAGCGTGGGATTCGGGAGTTGGCGGACGCGCTGCCGATGCCGGTCGGTCCGGAGCTGCGCACGTTGGGCGTGGTCGAGGAGGAGCTGACGGGCGTGAGCCTGTCGCTCTACGAGGAGGAACTGCTCACCGAGCGGCTGCGGTGGGCGCTCGCTTCGGCGAAGCGTGGGCGGTCCAGGCTGCGGGCTCAGGTTGCGGAGCTGAACGAATCGCTGACGGCGGCGGCCGAGGCGCTGCGTGCGCGTCAGGGTGTCGGCTGCTCATGCCCGCCGGTGGATCAGCCGGGCCCGCATCAGGTGGGTTGCCCGCAGGCCGAGGTGCCGGGTCCGTCGGTGGACGAGTCGGCGGACAGGCTGTCGCGGTTCTTCGCTCCGGTGGCCGCGCTGCGGGAGGACCCGCACGACGGGCCGCTGCACCACGACTACCGCGTGGGCCACGACCTGCCCGAGACGGGCGGTGCGTGATGCCGACCCTGTCTCTTGCCGAGTGGTTCTTCCTCGCCCTCGGTATCGCCGGGTTCATGCGCTTCGGCTGGTGCCTGGTCTTCCTGATTGGCGACGAGGAGCCGATGCCCGCCTGGCTGGACCTGGCCTTGAACGCTCTCGTCGGCGCCGGTCTGGCCGCCTCGGAGCTGGCCCGGCAGATGGCCGTGGATGCGCTCCGTCTGATCGCCGCTCACCTCGAACCCCGGAAAGGCGTCACCCGATGATCCACTCGAACAAGCCGGACCTGTCCTTCGAGGTCGGCGCGAACCACCTGCACGGCGCCCTCAGGGTCGACCAGATCCGCACCGACACCCTCGTCCAGTTGGTCCACCACTGGCGTGAGCCGAAGGACCGGGACGCGATCCTCGCCGCTCTCGAAGAGCTGGCCGACGTCGTCCACTCCGTCCGCCGCGAAGGCGAGCTGGATGCGGCGCTGGAGAACATCGAAGACGTCGCAGGAATGGACACGGCTCAGGTCGAGGTCGGCTCGCACGACGTCCGCCGTCTCCTCGCGGAGCTGACGGAGGTGGAGCGGGTCACGTCCCGCTTCAAGGCGGAGCCGTCGCATGGTGCGTCGATGATCAAACACCCGACGCACGCCAAGACCCGCGCACACCTGAAAGCCCACCCGTTCCCGAAGCAGGACGGGAGGCGGACCGCATGAGCATGTACAACCTCGTCGCCGCAGACGGCCACCAGTACGACCGAGGCGCCATCCTCCTCGCCGCGCTCGGAAACCCGGACGTCGGACGCTTCCGTGACGCCTGGGTGGAGAAGGGCGACGACGGCGAGCCGATCATCGCGATCTACACCCGCAACGGCGGCGGCAACCGCGAGGACTACGAGGGCGTCATCGCCGACCTGCAAGACCATGCGCTGTACCTGCGGGACGCGGACGACGACTTCGACTGCACGTACGCCACCTTCTACTTCCGCACGCCGGACGAGCTGCGTGAGCAGTTCCGGGCAATCGCGTCGGAGCCGGTGGACATGAGTGAGCGCTGGCAGGCCGCCATCGCGGCCCTGTCTGGCAAGACGGGCGGCACCTCATGACTGATGCCCGCGCCCGTATCCACGCGATGTTCCCGCTCGACGAGACGGCCACCACCGAACTCGACGCGAGGCTGAACGACTTCGGCGCCGACATCATCCGCAAGGGCGTCAACGGGGCCAGCATCATCCACCACGCCTGCCGTCGTAGCCCGGCGTCCTGCACCGGATGCCAGGTCCGCGCCGACATCCTCGACGTCTGGTCCAGTGTCGCCGACGTGATCGCAGAGAAGGCCACCGCTCAGGCGGCGACGGCCACTCCGTTCTTCCAGCCCGGCCACACCTACACCCACGGCGACTACCGCTTCAGCTGCGAACACCTCGCCACCCACCCCACCAGCGGACACCGCTCCGCCTGGGGCTGGTTCGGCAAGAACGACGCCTGGCGCCACCACTCCTTCAGCGAGCGGCAGTTCCAGGCCCGCGAGTGGACCGACATCACCAACACCACCACCCGGAAGGACGGCCGTTCATGAGCCTCTCCGACTACCAACTCAAGACGCTGTTCGCGCCCGTCAACCCCAAGCGCATCGGCCAAGTCCGCGGCATGGCCCACATGGAAGCCTGGGACATCCGCCGCCAGCTCATCCGCGTCTTCGGGTTCGGCGGCTACAGCACCGAGACCATCTCCCTCGACCTCGTCGCCGAGCGCGAGACCAAGCAGGGCGAGCGCTCCCGCTGGACCGTCGTCTATCGGGCGCAGATCCGCCTCACCGTGTACGGGCCCGACCGGACGGTCCTCGGCTCGTGGGACGACGGCGCGGCCGGCGACTCCGTGAACCAGCCGAGCCTCGGTGACGCGCACGACATGGCGATGAAGACTGCCCTGTCGCAGGCGTTGAAGCGATGCGCGGTCAACCTCGGCGACCAGTTCGGGCTGTCGCTGTACAACAACGGCTCCCCGGCGCCGGTGGTGAACTGGTCGGCTTCGCATCCGCCGAAGGAGGCGGACGCGTCGCAGGCCCCGCCGCTGGACGCGGACCCGCCCGTGCAGCCGGAGCCGACTCCGCAGGCGCCCACCGGCGTGCCGGATCCGACGAGCGACGCCCGAACCTCGCAGGCGCCCGCTGCCCCGCCGCCGGTAGCCGAACCGAACACCGACGAGCGGCAGGCCGCGCTCGAC